GGCAATCAAAGGAATGGGCCAGTTGACCATTGCGATGATTGGGATGTCTACCGCTGTTCTTATTCTTGCAGGCGCAGTTCAGAAATTATCCGGTTTGGATTGGGATGAGCTTCTGAAAGGATTGGTTGGCGTTGCCGGGTTATCCGCTATTCTGGTAGCATCTGCAACAGCGCTTTCCAAAACATCGAAGGGGCTGATAAAAGGTTCAGCCGGTTTGGTAGTATTTGCGGCAGCGATTCGAGTTCTTGTAGGAGCAGTTGAAGATTTAGGAGCTTTGGATGTGGGCTCTTTGGCTAAAGGTCTAATCGGAGTCGGCGTTCTTTGCACAGAACTGGCGTTGTTCCTGAAGGCTACAGATTTGGATGGAATGGGTGTTCTGAAAGGAACCGGATTGGTTCTTCTTGCAGCGTCCATCAATATTCTGGCGGATGCGGTTAAGGCATTTGGAGATCTGGACACTTCAAACCTGATTCAAGGACTATCTGCGGTTGCCGTGGTTCTTACCGAACTGGCGGTATTCACCAAAGTTACGGCTAACGCGAAGCATGTAGTTTCCACCGCTACAGCGATGACGATTCTTGGAGCAGCCATGCTCGTGTTTGGAGAAGCAGTGAAAAAGATGGGGAACCTGACTTGGGGAGAGATTGGACGAGGTCTTACCACGATGGCCGGTTCTCTGGCGGCCGTGACAGTTGCGATGAATCTACTTCCAAAAGGAATGGTGTCGAAAGCGACTGGAATGGTAGAGGTCGGTGCAGCATTACTCATTATCGGCGAAGCAGTCCGAAATATGGGCGGAATGTCCTGGGATGAAATCGCCAGAGGACTGGTAACCCTTGCAGGTTCCATGACCATTCTTGTTGTGGCACTCAACGCAATGAAAACTGCACTTCCGGGTGCGGCAGCGGTTCTTACCGTGTCCGCTGCATTGGCGATATTTACCCCGGTTCTCAAGTCATTGGGGAATATGTCTTGGGAGAGCATCGCCAGAGGGTTGGTGGCACTGGCAGGTTCTTTCACGGTTCTCGGTGTCGCAGGAGTGGCATTAGGGCCATTGACCCCAGCTATTTTAGGACTTTCGGCCGCCATTGCTGTGTTGGGAGTAGGATGTCTGGCCGCAGGTGCTGGCATTCTCGCATTTTCCACTGGACTTTCTGCTTTGGCAGTATCTGGAGCGGCGGGAGCAGCATCTCTAGTAGTGGCAGTATCCAGTATTCTCAGTTTGATTCCGTTGCTGTTCGAATCTATCGGGGAAGGAATCCTTTCTCTTGCTGGAGTAATCGCAAATGGCGGGCCAGCTATTGCCGAGGCATTTACAGTATTGGTTCTTGCCGCAGTCGATGCTTTGGTTACGGCTGTACCAGCAGTTGTGGACGGGCTATTTGTCCTGATCGACAGTGTCCTTTCGGCTCTGGTCGAACACACACCGACCATCGTGGAGCAGTTATTCGATATTCTGATTGGGATTATTCAGGCTATCACAACGAAACTACCGGAATTGATTAAAGCTGGCGTAGAGTTACTGATGGCTTTCTTTGACGGGGTAATCGACGCCTTGAGTGGTATTGATGTGAATGTACTCATCAAAGGAATCGCTGGAATTGGTTTGCTCTCAGCAATTATGCTTGCTCTCAGTGCTGTTGCTTCCTTGGTACCTGGGGCTATGGTTGGTGTTCTCGGAATGGGTGCAGTCATTGCGGAGTTGGCATTGGTTCTGGCGGCTGTCGGCGCTCTGGCTCAGATTCCTGGGTTGGAATGGCTTATCGGTGAGGGCGGAAATCTTCTTCAGGGAATTGGTACTGCGATTGGTAAATTTGTCGGTGGCATTGTTGGCGGCTTCATGTCTGGAGTCTCCAGTCAGTTCCCTCAAATTGGCGCAGACCTTTCTGCATTTATGACGAATGTGCAGCCATTTATCGAAGGTGCTAC